GTTGATATTAGATTCACTTTTTACTGAATACATAAGCCCCAATATTTAAACATCCCAGTATAAATATAAACAATGAACCGCCCATATTCCATATGTAGAGGTTGTAAAGCCCTACAAATAGATTTAACAGGCGAGCCTTGTCCCTTTTTGTCACTTGAGTTCAAAATGTGGAAAGTCATCGAAGCGGTTGTCTGTAACTTGAAAGTCCTGATCCCAATCACCGCCCCATCTTAAATTGATGTCCATTTGACTAGCAACGCCAATTACGAACCCAGCAAACAGTGTTTGCCTCTCTCGATCCTTCCAGTCAACAGGATAGGGCGTAACATCAACAGCCGAAGAAGGCTGACGATTATGTCGCCCATTAGGATACTTTACCTTCGTCTTTCCCTCTTCATACAGCTTGTTTTGTCTATCCTTGTCCCTATGACCTTCTAAAATAGAGCAATCAACGTGCTTAATCACTTCATTAAAGACTTTTTGCAGCTTACTGTCGCAAGTGCTTAGTCTTTTTTTGCTTGTTTTGCCAAAATATGGCATTATGCTTCTCCCCTTATGTTACCTTCACCTAAAAATTTCGTTAAATGGTTCTCTGTGTCAAACTCAGACTTGCAATGCGGACAAAGCCAGCCCATAACCTCGTCAAAATCACCTAACAGCCCAACTCTTTGAGTATATTCGTGATTTAAGTGTAATTCCTTGTCACAGATCGGACAAGGATCAATTATTTCCTTCTTTTTAGTCGTTTTTGTTTTTTTCTGCATGTGCAACGAGTTCTGGCTTTCCATGTTTTTTGACCTCCTCTAGCTGCTCAGGCGAAAACCCCGCCCAAATTGTTACTTGCTCAGACTTTTTCTCGCCAAGATCAAATAAACCTGCTATTTTGGCAAGACTGTCAAGTGAACGCAGTTTTGCAGTATCACTCTCAGCCAAGTCAGCAATTGTTTTATATCTTTCTATTAACCAATTAGGAGTAACACCCTCTTCGCTTAGAATTTCTTCTATCTGCTTATCTATCATTTTTCTAATTGTCTCCGTTTTTAAAAGTTTATCTGTACGATTCTTGATGTATGATGAACTACGAGCATCTGGATATGCTTTTTGATATGCTTCAACAGCTCCCAAGCCACTAGCAACGTACTTTGCAAATAGCAACTCTCTAGAATTTCGACCCCTTTCATTGAAATCCTTCTGACTTGTGTTTGTACCCGAAAATGAGTAAATATTCTCTGCTATACCATCTTCGCCAAGCATTTCTTTCTTCTTGTCCCTAGCAATGAATGTACCACAAACAGTTCTTATGCAAGTCTTAGGATCACCAACTTCTTTAGAAATCTTAGTTTTACGCAGGATTTGACACACAAATCCGTCATCAGTAAAAACCCACTCCCCTTCATCACCATGACGCCAGTTATGACGAACAGGTACGCTAGGATGGTGAACACGAAACTCGTCTTCCGAGTCGTAAATGTAATGTTCTGTTTCTTTTATAGTTTTGAAATCCATAGTGTAATATACATCAGTTTGCTTTTAAAAACCAAATTCCCCCTATATTAATACAGTATATTATAATATATATATATTAATAAAGTTCCATCAGTATATTATATTGTAAAGAATCTATTGCTAAATTGTGGCTGGAATCACAAATTTGAAAAATTACATTAGAATGAGTGTACCCCTTTTTTTATCGGCATACCCCCGTTACATTGTCCTCCTACCCTTCCCGATTGAGTTACTTTTTTGGTTACATTATAATATTAGTTGAATTTTAATGGATATTTGAGGAAAGGGAACGCCCACCATTACCGTGAACGTCCCCAAGATACGACAACGCCACAACCACGAGACTATACACAAACAAAACGCCCCCATTTACGGGGGCATTGTGTTTACTCTATTGATTGAGTGTGATTGAGTGAGTGGCTTTGTTTACCTTATGTGTGCACAAGATATATATGCCATATCATAACCCACATACTACACATGTTATCTATACACCTCCGTGCTTATGTCACCATTGAAGTTATCACACTCCGCTATTGCATCAACACCAACATTGAATGTCTTTCTTACATCACCATCTTCATCAACTTCACTATCTCCAACCATAAAGAACCATAGTTTTTCACTATTAGGATTGTGATTAAAGTAGTCACGTGCTTCGGCTTGATATTCCTTTGGATAGTGTTTATTATTATCCGCTTTCAACTCTTTAATCTCCGCTTTTAACTCTCTTATCTCATCGTATTGCAATAAACTATGTTCTTTCCGTTCTTCCGATTGACCATGAAATAAGGAGTTATCCGACTCTAATTTACTTATTATAACATCATAAGTTGATTCAAGTTTAGCCATGAACATAACTAACGGGTGACGATACTTTTTAGGAAGATAATCTCTAATAGCATTAAATCCCTCTATCTTTTCACCTTCGTCATTAAATGGTGTAAATAGATAATTTTTCATCTTAATTCCCCTCCTTTCTCTCTTTAATTATTAATGAATCTAACCGCATTGTCTTACCATCTTTTACGAGATATACGTGATTATTCTTTATTGTGATACCATAACCGCTAATATCGTCATAAACTACCGTTGTATTGATTTTTTCCATTTTGTTTCCTTTCTTATTATTAATTAAATTAACGTGAGTAATATAAGACTATTTACCATACATCCTACAATTAATTTATCATTGTTACAATTTAATTCTTGTTTGTATTATTCGGATGGTATTAATATTAAATACCTCGAAAGAGGTGGCTTTTTGACAATAGAGGTAATGAAGGAAAGACCGAGAGGAAACTACCTTTATTACGGATTAATCACTCATAATAATAGTAAATAAAACAAGGAGTAAGTTATGTCAAACGTGATAAACAACCGAAACGCTTTAACTTTTTTGAATCTGGATGTAACACAACAGACAAAGAAAGTGAGCAAGGAAAGTACAATAGAAAACCAAATAAATAAAGGTATGCAAAACGCAATACATGAATATTTGGTGAAAGAGTGGGGTCAATATTATAAACAAATTCAAACGGATAGCTTTGGAGTAGATAAACAAAAGGCAAACGGAGAGCTTGTTCATACTAATAATGATACTCCAACACCGATTAATGATTGGCGGATTGTACTACCTACAAATAACGGAACAACGGTAAAAGGTAAAAAGGTTGGACGTTGTTTTAGGCTTGGACATCAACAAACATATTTAAAAGGTGTTCAAACGGAAGCTTGTTGTTATTATACGGAAAGTGGAAAAACATATTTCTACAATGACAAAGGTGAAGTTATAAACAAGAAATAACAACAACGTAACACGCTGTAATGCCCCCATCAGAGAAATTTGGTGGGGGTTTTTGTTTACCATATTATTGAGTAAATATTTTATTAAATAAAACAGAAAGGAAAGGTAAAGCAATGGATCAGAGTAATTATAACATAAAGGAAAGGCAAGGCGATTATGGTGTCGTAACTGTTACCTACACACCAAAGGAAAGTGAATGTGATTTCTGTAATAAGACAAATAGTACAAATAAAATGGAAGTGTTATATTATAGGGATAAAGACAATTACAGAAGAAGTAAGCACTTGTGTCTGTATTGTTACAAAGACTTAAAACAATTAATATAACATAAAGGAAAGGAAAACAGTATGAAATGTGTAATATGTAATGAAAAGATAACGGCAGACCCATTTGGCTGGGAAGGTGGATGTAATGCCGAACCAGTAAAGGAAGGTCAATGTTGTTATGATTGTGATATAAAGGTAGTGCTTCCTGCAAGGTTAGCACAATACAATGTTCAGCTAAAAGGACTGCAAGAAAACAATGATGACCACATAATACAATCAGACCTTGAAGATGGTATAGCTGAACTTGAAAGAAAAATGAAAGGAGCAGAATAATGCCAGCATCACCAATAGTAAAGAAAGTAGAACTACCTGATAATTGGGTACAACTACAAAAGATGTTTACTTCAGACCAAGCAACAGGATGTTATTGGAGTGTATGGTATGATGTAGACCATAAGGAAAGTGAATGGCGTGATAACTGGAAAGGCACAGCATGGTTAATGTGGTGTGCAATTGGAGATGACCCATCAGTAAATGATAGTTGGTGTCATGCAGAAGAGATAAATGGTGATTGTAAAAATGTATTAAATGTAATAGAGTCTGTATATGGCGTTTCATTCCATGACAGTATATATGTAGAGATGGGAGTTGGAGAAACATTTCCAGCAAGATAACAACCTCTTAAACACTCAATCGACCTGAGTGATGGAGGACTGCACACAGTACGAAACAAGTCATTTGTCGACCTCTGGTAACGTTCTTATTGTGTGTTATACCGCAGTGTAGGGGCAGGTTCTTTTTCCAATTCTAACTTGCCCTTACACAAATTTAGTAACAACAACAAAACAGAAAGGAGCAACAAATGAGTAAACAGGGATTAGCATGGAGCAAACTAAATGAGTTCATATCAAAAAATACTGGAATGTGTATGCAAGACCTTCCAGACTTTGACATACATAACTGGGTTGAAGATGACTTCACAGAAAAAGAGATAGATAGCCTTATACCAGATATGGCTTGGGATGTACTTGACAATGCTGGAATGGATAGAAAGACTGTAAACACAATATGTTATGGGGAGGACTGTGATGAGTAGTTATACTGTACAGCTTAAAGGACTGGATATGTTCGTGTATTTCATGGAACACTTTGACATGACACCAGAAGAAGCACTGCAAGAAATGAAAGACCATAACCAAGACACAACAGCTGTTGAGAAGGCTATAGCAATGGCTAAAAAACAGAAAGGGAATAAATGACAATAGAACAGATAATAAGATGGTTTGTAGATACAGATGGCTATGAATTTGCTGAGCAGATATATGGTAAGACAGAAGATGATTTCCATAATGATGGGTATGTTGCAGGTAAGTTTAGATTAATGCAGACAAAGCCTATAACATGGATGGCTTCACTTGACCCACAGAATAGAAAGAGATTAGAACAAGCAATAACAAAACAGAAAGGAAATAATAATGAAACTAATGACTAAAGATATAAAAAGAAAAGCACAGAAACAATATATTGAAGGCTCTAATATGGAGCAGAAGGTAGTAGCTAAGTACTTTGACCCAATGGGCAGTTGGAAATGGTTTTTGATGAATATGGATAAAGATGGGGACTACTGTTGGGGCATAGTAGAAGGTAATGAAGTAGAGATGGGTTCATTCAGTATGAAAGAGCTGGAAGGTATAAAGAGACCATTTGGACTGGGCATTGAACGTGACCTGCACTTTGAACCAATGAGAGCTAAAGATGTATGGGATAAACTAAACAGAGGGGAGCATGTATGATGATAGCTGAAAATAAATATCAAATACAACTGTATTCAATGTTAGCACTTAGAGCCAGACTTAGACTTGAACTTGTAGGTCTCAAGGGCAGAGGTAGAACTGCATACTCTTTACTAAAAGAAGAGCTTGGCATTAAGGGTAGTAAACAGAAAGTGTTAGACAGTGTGAATGAAATAATACAAGTAATGAAAGAACAGAAAGGAGAAATAAATGACTAATTATATGGCAGTAGGAATAGCTGAAGGTCTTGAAGAATGCGAGTCAGAAGAGCAATGGCTTGAGGCTTGGCAACATCTTGTGAATACTGGACTTGCTTGGCAACTGCAAGGCTGGTTTGGTAGGTCTGCACAGCACTTAATAGATGAAGGGAGAATAAATGGATAAACCAGAAATGACATATTGTAGAGGCTGTAAAGCTGAAGAGGAAATGCATAG